TACCAAACATTTTTCCTACTAGTTTTTGATAACTTGCAAAAGCATAATATGTTGCTAAACCTCCCATATTACTACTAGATAGCAAATAGGTATTTGTATATGCTAAGTTGAACGGTTCAAACACTGTGCCGCCGTCGCCTCCACCTGTTCTAGATCCTATTGTTCTTCTAAAAATTTGTCTAACTTCCATAACTTCGGGTGCTAATATATATTCATTAACATCCATCTGTAATGTCATAAATCCATAACTTTCTTCGGTGCTAGCTTGACTTCTTTGACGAAATTTTGCCAATGCACGATCAATTGCAATATTATAATGTTTAGGATCTAACTCTATATCAACCATGCCCTCGCCTAGCATTGTCCTGATATATTCTGTTACTTGTTGTCTAGTGATTTCGAGTTCTGTCATACTAATATTTACCATAAATACTATCACTATGCCAAGACTATCACTTTACCGTCCCGAAAAGGGCAATGATTTTAGATTTTTAGACAAAACTATCAATGAACAATTTCAAGTTGGCGGAACTGATATTTTTGTACACAAATATTTAGGACCCGTAAATCCTGCTGCGGGGGAGTCTTCTCCTAGTGTTCCTACTAATACTAATCCTATACCAGAATTAGGGATACAAGATCTAGTTTTCTTAGAAAATAGAGATAGACATTATGATTCTGATGTTTATCAGTTACGTGGAATTTACACAATGCAAGACATAGATTTTAATCTATCTCAATTTGGGTTATTCTTGCAAAATGATAATATTATGATAAATTTTCATCTATCTTCCACGGTAAATGATTTAGGAAGAAAAATTATGCCAGGTGATGTATTTGAATTACCTCATCTTAAAGACGAATATGCGTTAGATGAAGCAACAGTAGCATTAAAAAGATTTTATGTTGTTACAGATGTTTCTAGGGCAGCATCCGGATTTAGTCAAACTTGGTATCCTCATTTATTAAGGGCAAAATGTCAACCATTGGTCGATAGTCAAGAATTTAAAGAAATTTTAGATGCTCCTTCGGGAGATGGTAATAAAACTTTAAGAGATGTAATGTCAACATATCAACAAAGTATAGATATAAACAAAGCAATTTTAGCTCAGGCAGAATTAGATGTTCCTCTTTCAGGATATGATACTTCAAAACTGTTTACAGTACCTATTGATCCGGCAACAGGATTAGTCGATTTTGTTGATGTATCGGAAGATTTTAAAATTGATTCAACTATGGTAGATGCTACTTCAGTATTACACACTCCTGAAAAAAAATTATATGTAGGATACCTTACCGAGGACGGTACTCCGCCAAATGGTGCTCCATTTGATTCTGGTATTTCTTTTCCGTCAAGCCCAGCACAAGGAATGTTTTATTTAAGAATTGATTATTTTCCAAATAGATTATTTAGATATGATGGTAGGCGTTGGATAAAATTTGAGGACAATGTTAGGATGACCTTAAATAATCTAGGAACAGAAGATACTACTCCGCCAGGCAATTTTGTTGGAAAATCTATAAGGTTAAATCAGAAAGGTACATTTATTAATAATACCAATACTGCTACTATTAACGGACAGATAGTAGCTGAAAAACAAGCATTGTCTAAAGTACTAAAACCAAAGGCAGATAATTAATGAGTGATTATTTTTACGACGGGCAAGTTAAACGCTACCTAACACAATTTATGAGGTTAATGAGTAACTTCAGTTATAAAGATGCCAGAGGAAAACTAGTAGAAGTACCTGTACGATATGGTGATATGAATCGACAAGTTGCTGCAATAATGAAGAAAAACAGTGAGAACATTATTCAAAGTGCTCCATTTATTGCTTGCTATATTAAAGATATGCAACATGATAGATCAAGAATGCAGGATCCAACTTTTGTAGATCGCGTGAATATAAGAAGTGCCGATTATAATCCTGATACCGGTAGAGCAACGTCACAAGGAGGAGGATATACCGTAGAGCGTCTTATGCCGACTCCCTATTTGGCAACATTTTCTGCAGATATTTGGTCAAGCAATACTGATCAAAAATTACAAATATGGGAACAAATAACAGTATTGTTTAATCCTAGTATGGAATTACAAAGTACTGACAATTACATTGATTGGTCTAGTCTTAGTGTAGTAGAATTAGAAAGTCAAACATTTGAATCTAGATCTATACCTCAAGGATTAGAAAGCGACATAAGCATTGCAAATTTACAATTTACATGCCCTATATGGATCAACCCTCCTGCTAAAGTTAAAAAGTTAGGTATAATAACTAAAATTATTTCTAATGTATTTGCTAGTGAAGCATTGGGCACTATAGTAGAAAGCGGAGCATATAAAGATACTGCGTTAACTGAATTGTTTTCAGGCGAAATAGTTCGAGGTAAGATTGTAGTAACTCCTGGAGGATTTGGATTAGTTGTTCTTAATAATAGTGCATCGTTAATTCATGCAGATTTAACAACTGATAAAAACAATTGGTATAGTATTTTAGATTTATACCCAGGCGGATTTAAAGCAGGTTTAAGTCAAATTAGATTATTAACCGCTAACAATACCGAAATTGTTGCCTATGCTACTTTGAACCCATTAGACGATTTTTCCATGACATTAAGTATAGACCCAGATACTGTTCCAAGTAATACCATTATAGGAACTAGGGGCACTGTTGATGCTGTAATAGATCCTCAAAAATATAATCCTACTAATAAAGTTACAGGGACTAGATATTTGATATTAGATGATATAAATCCAAATGTGGACACATGGCCCGCTGGATCTCTTGGTCCAAGAGCATGGCTAAATGGAGACTACTCAAGTTTTACTGCTAATGCTAATGATATTATAGAATGGGAAGGTAACAACTGGAAAGTTATTTTTAATAGTAACGACACATATGTAACGACCTATGTTACCAACACCTATACAGGAATACAATATAAATGGACACAAGTAGATGGGCAATGGCAATGGTCCAAAACTTATGAAGGTGTATATGATCCGGGAGCATGGCGTCTAGTTCTATGACCAACATAGTTTGCAGTGGTGGCTTATTCCTATCAAAAAACACAAAAAGATTCTTATTTTTGCTTCGAAATAAAGGCAAAACGGCCGGAACATGGGGATTTGTAGGCGGAAAAAAAGAACCTGAAGATCTTACGCCCTTTGACACATTAACTAGAGAAATTCATGAAGAATTAGGAAATATTCCCAATATTGAAAAAATGATTCCTCTTGAACAATATACTAGTAATGATCATTTATTCAAATATAACACATATGTGTTACTAGTCAATAACGAGTTTATACCCACTCTTAATGATGAACATTCATCATATGCATGGTGTGAATATAATTGTTTTCCTAAACCTTTACATCAAGGTGTAAAATCAAGTCTTAATAATAAATTAATAAAAACTAAAATAGAAATAATTTTAGAAATTATTTAATTATATTGCAACTAACGCTACTCGTTTCCATCCGGAGAAAGTGTAAACGTATATGTTATTATTATCCCAACAAATTTGACCTAAAACTCCAGCAGTTCCTGCATTAGCAATAGTACGCTGAGGTGCTTGCAATAGTCCCGGTAGTGTTAATACACTTGATGTAGATAACTCAAGTGATGCTGTTCCGTTAACTATAGAATTTGTATATACTTTATTCCATCTATTTGTAGCTGAACCTAAATTTTGTGTTACATCTACAGAAGGTTTTATATCGCCACCTATAATAATATCGCCACCAATACCAACACCACCGCCAACAACTAATGATCCTGTACCGGTGTTTACTGACGAAGTAACTACCGGTATACTAACTGTTGTTATACCTATGTTTAATAATGTATTTGTAAGTGTAGTAGCATCCTGCATTATTTTTAATGCGCCAAATGATGACACTATAACAATACCGCTATTATTTCCTGTAAGTCTAATTGCAGGGGATTGATTAATGCCTGTATTAGTTAATTCAATTCCGTAAACTGCGCTAGGTAATAAATCAGTAGTTGATGTTGATGCAACTATTCTATTAGTAGTTAGAGTCGTTCCGTTAAAAGTTAAATTTTGACTAAATCTAGTGGTGCTTATGTTAGATTGATACGGTATTTGATTAGCCAACCCTCCAGATATATTAGTGGAAGAATTTGCTATTATGGCAACTGAACTGGTATTTGCATATCTAGAATTTGTAACAAGACCATAGATAGTTCCAAAAATATATGCATCACCACCTACACCAAGACCACCAGTTATTACTGCTGCTCCGTTAGTTGCGCCGGTTGAATTTAAAGAAGATGTAACTCTAAGTGTGTCGCTAGTACTAGTTGTTCCTACATTTAAATTTTTAGCAATTCCAACACCGCCGGTTACAGTTACCGCGCCGTTATTGGCATCAGCCGACGCTAAATTTGAGGTAACCGATATAGTGGTAAATCCTCCAGAATTTTTAATACCGGCGCCT